AAATAACGGTAGGGTAGGCCTAACAAGAAACAGAGGTACTCGTCGTCACCGTTGCTACCTTCTGCTTCGTGGAACCAACGTATGGCCGTTTCGCGAGTCTTAGCACCGGACTCGATGAAACTCTGAACCTGTGCTTCAAAGCGTGCTATGGCCTTAGCTTGCGACGCTTTCTGTTCTTTATAGTTGGCTTCGATGGCTTCTGCTAGATACACGAATTCTTGTTCAAAATCTGCTTCTGTCCAAGATGTGGTATCTATACCTCTGGGACGCATGCCATGTGCATCTTTGTACATATCCGAGTACTGACAATGATACTGCTCTAGTGTTGTCATCTCTTCCCAGCTCTTGAATGTTTCCATTGTTTGTTCCTTTTTGCTGTTCATGCCATGATTATATGTGCTTTTGGACAGAGTGTCAACCGATAACCCTTTGGGATTATGGGTTACTGGGGATTGCTTCAACCTGCTCAAGAGCGCCAAAGTAAAATGCTCGCCTGTTCGAGACCATGCGTGCTGTTCTCGATGTTTTTTTGACGAACTCAACTCCATTCGATTTGAAGTGCTGGCCGTGTGCTACAGTTCTAAACGTCATCTTCATAGTTGTCCTGTCCTTGTGAAGTACTCTAATGCTTCTTTTGCTTCTGATCTAAATTCATACCAACCTGCTGTCTCTTCTGTGAGGACATTCATGATTGCGTACATGTCATCTATATAAACGATTCGCCACATACTGTCTCCTTACACCAAATCAACTTGTACTTGCTTACCACGAATTGTTCTACCGATACCTGAGGGGATTGGTCGTTTGTTGATTTCTGCCATCCGACGATCATAGGCCAAGTGAATCATTGCTTCCCAGCACACTGTTCGAGCATTGACCGTTGCAAATTGTTCTGTCATTTGCTTGATGCTCATGTACATACCAATGTCATTTTCGGATCCGTCACCCTTGAAGATGACTCGAAACTTCTGGGAATTCTTGAAACCTTCGATGATTGTCTTTTGTCGCATTTTGATTGTTCCTTGTTACTATGCCTTAATTATAAGTGCTTTTGGAAAACCTGTCAACCAAAAACCCTTCAGCAATCAGGGTCATAGCTGTACCATTCCTGAGCTTCATCTGGCTGGCCGTCTCCGTCGTCTAGGAGCTCTTCGGTCTCATAGTCACTAAGGTCCTCGTCCAAGATGTCGTTGGCTCGCATCATGTCTGCCACATCGTCTTCGCTCATGTAGGCCAGGGCCATCTCTGCTACTACTTGTGGGCTAATCAAACCCTGGTCCATCATTTCAATGAGTTTGTTGGTTGCTGTTCTCATCGTGTTCTCTCCTCAGTTACGGTTATCGCAGTCTTCCATAGCATTATTCCAGCCATCGCTGTAGCCATCGTTGTATGCTTGGGCGACCTCTTGCTCCAATCGTTTTATTTCTTTACGAAGTTCTTCGATTTCATCTAAGATATTCATCATGTTCTTTCTCACTATGCCTTAATTATAGCACATTTTGAGCAGAGTGTCAAGCTGCTCAAAAGAGACCCTTCAGGCCACTGGGTCTTTGAAAATAGTACCGCGTTGCTGCTCATAGTCATAAAAAGCAACAAGATTATCAGTTTTATAGTAAACTGTCAAGCCACCTAGATCACTTGAGTTATCAAACTGAGTGACGTTTGCAATAGTCATCTCAGCAATCACTTCAAGCTGTTCTGAATACTCGTGTTGCTCAAAGTCAATTGTATAGTTAGTTGTACTATTAATTGCTTGCTCTTGCGATGCTGTTAAAATGCTCATACTTGCTCCTGTTTAAAATGCTATTATAGCACGTTTTGAACAGACTGTCAAGAAAAAACCCTACTAAAGAGTAGGGTACTGGTGTAATTATTCTGTTTTAACGATTACCACCATGAATCGTAATACACTTCGTCACCTTCGGAAATAACAATCTTTGCCATACCGATAAACTCCATGTCTTGCAATTTCGAATCTTCATCTGGAGGATTGACACCGAAGAAGAAACCTTGCGTTACTGGTAGTTTATTTGCCAGCACATCTGCTTCAAGTGCATTTAGATCTTCTATAGTCAATCGTACAGGGATACAATTGAATGAAGGTTTATCACCACCCTTTGCTCGATACAAGCGTTCCATCCAACCATGCAAATCATGATGCTTGCGCCAATACATGATTTCCTCATGCCGCACACCATGTTCAAGGCCTGCGATTTCAAAATCACCCAAGGCAAAGTTCTTTGCCACGCGAAATGCGTACATATCTAATCCCATTTCAATACTCCTCGTCTTCTTCTACTGGATTTGTTTCAATTACCACACGACCAAACTGAATCGTTCCTTGCCAGTCTGGTGTACCTCGGCCGCCACCTGTCACAAAATCTGTATCAAACTCTTGAATGGCTCCGAGATCAAGCAAATTATCATACTTGTCGGCCTTGATATCCTCTACAAGAATACAACCAATCAGACCTGCATCTACAGAATAACTGTGACCATACTGATCGTGATATACACCGTCGCCAAATGCTGTGCTGTACGTTGCAAATCTGCGACCATCTTTAAACTGGAACTCGCCGTCTTTGACCTTTTGTCCATCGAGAGTAATGTCACAAAACTCTCTCCATTCCTCATTAGTCATTACATAGCACAAGTCGCCGATGTAATATTTTCCTGCTGGCATCATACTAGTTTCCCCAATACTACGTAAAATAACTGATCTAATTCTCGTCCGAAATCTCGACCACGTTGACGATGATTGTAAATCTGTTCAACCAATTCCTTGTAGTGTGCTCCAACGGGCAATTCTCCGCGAGACTCCAATTCATCAAGTAAATCTTCGGTGTCAAAGTCACTCATCTCGATGTCAACTTCTACCTCAGTATAGATTGTCTTATAACCCATGATTGCTCCTTAGATGTAAAATGGTTCGTCTGAACCGATTGTGTCATAAACGATTTCGCGAACAACTGTGTCCATTGCTTCGCCATAAAGGTCGGGATTGGACGCAGCCAAAAGGCTCAATGCTTGATATGTGTCTGCCCAGGACAGCTTCATATCTTTTGCCACTGTGGCAATGCCGTGGACCGCCATGTTACCTGCATCTGTAAACATTCCATAATACATTGTCTGCTCCTTGTTACTGTTCATGCCTTAATTATAATTGCTTTTGATGACCCTGTCAAGAAAAAACCCTATAGCACGCTAGGGTACTATAGGGTAATAAAAAGGTTTTACCTTTTAGATTATGCGAAAATTAACCAAATTACTGCCGAAACTGCAAACAATTCTATTAATGCGAATATTACAACAGTTTTAATATCTATACTATAGATCATTTTATTAAGAACGCCCAGGATTTAAATAGTACAATGACAAATGCTATTGCCATTAATGTAATCAATACGTCTAGTGCTCGTATGTGAATAGGTACATCAAGTTTGTCTTGAATATCTTTCCATTGTACAACCTTTGCTGCACCGAGCTTTAGATCTTTATTCATCATTTAGTATATAGGAGATATACGCAACCAATCCACCTATAATAGCCATACCAAATACTAATGTAAGTAAAATTATTGTTGTCATATATTTTCTAGTTCTTTGGGTTTAGATGTATCTTTATTCAAGTCATCTGGTTTAATCTTTTTAAGCCATTTTGCCGGCACATCCATTGTGTGACCTTTAGCACCATATTCTGATACTAATTCTGTTTGTGATCTAACAGACCAAACAGGTCCAAATTCTGAATGATTTCCTTTGATTGATATACATTGAACTATTTTGCCAACTGAATGACCAAATACTGATTCAATGATAATCGCCAAGCAACCTGGCTCTAGATCATTCATCGCTTGATATGCCCGCACATAATTTCTGTATCATACCAAGCAACGGGTTGACCGTTTAATTCATATACATAAACCGGCGCTTCGCCTGGTCGAGAACAGTTATCAAACTGAATATTCTCTTCAAACATCTTGACATACTTATCAAAGCGTTCATTGCTGTTTATATCATCCTGAGCAACTTCAAATTGCACATTGTAAGTATTATTACTAATGAATTCTTCTAGATTATTCATTTATTCTTTCCTAGCTGTTATTGTTGTTTTACCTACACCAATCAATAAAATAATAGCAAACCATGTTTCAATGCTATATGGGATAGCTAAAGCGGGGAATAGCACATTTAATGCCCAGATTGTAGCCAGCGGTGCTAATAGTAAGCCCAAGAAAACAAAGAACAATAGTAGTGTCACTGCATCAGATTTAATCATAATTAACTCTTAGAAATAGGCAAACATTCGGTATTAGTTTTTGTCCAGTAACCATTTGATGATTTCTCATAGACAAAACCATTCATACATTCTTTAGGTATTGTGGCTACTGTATAAAAAGCAAAGGCAAACAGTATAACCATACCGGCAATCAATCCTTTGACCATAGCATCCATAATTTTTTCATTAATCAAGTTTTTCTCCTTAAACATACTAAATTATAACATCTTTTGTATTTGATGTCAAGACCCACCCGAAGCTGAAGTATGCCAAATTAGATAATCTTTGACCACTTCATACTCAATCTCATTCGGTGTTTTCATATTAAATGCTTTGTTTGGTGAGTACCACCAAGCATCTGCTAGCTCTTCTGAGCCTGTCAAAATCACAACCATTTCGCTTAAATTGTCTTTGCTTTGAAGATTAGAAATTTGTCGTTTTCTCATGCCAATTTATTCCGTATAATTTGAATTGCTATTTTTACTTTATCGGGATTGATCTTAAGCCTTGATGCTATTTGCCGCATACTTAAATTTTTACTAAGTAATTCCCGTACTTGCAGTATAATACTATTCTTCATACATATACATCCACGTTTTTACCTACATTGCATTTTTTTATCTTTTTGACCTCTGTTTGGCGAGTCAGTGGTTGTTCAACACGGCGAGGCTCATTCTTTTCCTGAATAACCTTACACCTTTGTTTTTGATAAACAAGCCGTTCCAAGTGTAGGTTATTCGGGCTTGTTCTGTTTTCGTAACTTATCTTCATACTAGTATTTATTGTCCTAGTAAATACTTGTTAGAGATTGCTTTAAAAGTCATGCCACCGTTAATCTGCTTAAAGACCACACCCTCACGTTCTTGCTTTTCATTAAGAACAGATTTACCTTCAGCCCAAAGCAACAGCTCATCTACTGTACCAACACCTAAGTCTTTATCATTAGTAATTACTGGCACGTGATTTAGTCTAAGAACTTTGACAAGCGCTTGACGTTCAAAAGGATTCATGTAGGCACCTTTTTCGATATCGTAAATATCAAACACGTAGAATGCAGGCTTATCCAATTTATAGATATTTCCCTGGATACCTGGGCCTATAATCTCACCTTGAATAGCATGATTTTGAAGACCAGAAATATGCATCTTGAATTTGATATCGTCCTCGATAGCAATTTTCCACAGTGTATTGTTCTCATCTTGCTTCAAGTCTAGATTGCGCGAGCATACACCAAATTCTTGATCAATCAAATAGCAAGTCATTGAAGAGCCTTCAAGCTTTTCAGTCAATTCAAATAGCAAATTGCTTTCAAATGCTGCCTTGATTTCTTTAGTAAGATTCTGTGCTCGCTCTTGATCTGTCTTTGGAATAGCTGTAGGAAAATTACCTTTAACCTGGCCTGCAAGCTGAGCATTGATTGGCATTTCCCATTTTATGATGTTCAATGGAAAGGAAACATCTAAGCCTTCGAATAGCTCGGATTCGATATTCGCACAGGTTGGTTCTAAAGGCAATAGCAAACCCTGTGACAACTGACCACGCAATTTGACAGTGCGAAGACGTTCACCTTTGATGCCTTCGAACACTCGAGGTTCTTTGCCTTTAGATAAAAAAGGTGCAAGTTCAGTAGGAATCCAAGAATCAATCTCGCAATAGACACCGAGGTCACCTATGTTGAATTCATTTTTCTTTACTACTACTTTCCAACCTCCAATGACAGCGCATTCAATTGCATCCGCACCTTCGATTGGCACAATATCGTCAATACGACGAATGGATGCCATTTTTCTCATATTAGTCTTTCTTAGGGAATCGTGCAGTAGGATCGCTCATGATCTTACCGCCACCTTTGTTCTTGCCATTAGCTGTTTGTAGCTTAGGATTTTTGCGGCCTTTTAGTTGCTCAACACTACCACCTTGAGCCATAAACCGAGCCATTGCTTCTTCTGATAACTTGCGCGCTTCGTCTTTGGATACTACTGGGAGTTCTTTGTCAATCATTTTATTTGCCTTTCTTTGTTACTATGTCTTATTATAACACCGTTTGGAAAATTTCTCAACCAATGACCATACACAGTGATGGGTTACTGTGTATTTAATGTTGGTAAGTACTCACCTATCAATTGACGCTCTAGGGCATGAGCATTTGTCTTGCCCCTAACGACCTCAACTATTTGTGGGATAAACACTTCGGCCCCGTAGGACCTGATAGCGCAGCATAAAGCCCAGGACTTACCCTCGGTCAATGCTCTGCGTATGTGCTTTTGTGTGCGAACCTTGAGGTCCTTTTGGCGAAAACCTTGCGTAATGCCAATGTAGAAATCACCAGTAACAGCATTTGTGATACTGTATACTATGTGTCTACGATCTGATCTCTTTTTTCTGTTCATGTCATAATTATAACACCGTTTGAACAGAATGTCAAGAATAACCCTTCAGACTGCTAGGGTAATAAAAAGGTTTTACCTTTCGATTTCTAAACCGTTTTCATCGGTTTCAGTGGCCCAATGTATCACAACCCAATCACCTATGCACATCTCTTCCGCCACCCGGCCTTCGGGTGGAATATCTTTACCACCCTTTGCCATCATGCCATACCAATATTCAAAGTAATTATCTAGTATTTCTTTTTCAGACATTGTGACAATAAAATCTGCCTCGTCTGTAGGTTCAACGTAGGTCCAATATTTCATATTATGTTCTTGTGAAGTGAGGGATAGGCGACATATCATTATAAACGGCCCATGGATTGTCGTCAATCCACACGTCTATATGTATACGCATATTATCTAAATATGGTTTCTTTGCTAATCTGCCTGTGAAAATAATCATATCTACATTTTCTTGTAGATATTTAACTACATCGTCACCTTCTTCTTTGTATCGCATAGTGACAACATATACAGTATGCCCGTTGAATTTAGCATTGGATATAAATTTATCCCACAGTAAAGGATCTCTAGTATACGTATCATCAAAATCTAAAGATATATTCATTTGGCATGTACCCTAAGTATTTTAACCATTTCATCTGGTGTGAGATAACAGCGTGCTCTATAAGTTATATCGTAGGATGTTGGATTAGATGTTTTTGTAAATTCTATCAATTTATTTTTAATTATGAACACAGCTATGTTACGTGCAAGTGTATCTTTAATCTCATCTTCAATATTCGCCACCATGGTATCAAAAGAAGACAAGGTAAATGCCGCCTCTACCATTTTTCCGCCGATTGCATACTCTCTTACACCAAAATCTATATCTTCATAATCTAAAGGATTTTCGTCAAATGCTTTTGCTATTGCCATTATTCTTCCTTCGGCAATAGACCATTGCTATGTCTATCTCGCGTTTGTTCTACATCTTGAAAAAGTCTTTTTTCCTGTGTTGTCAATGTATCTTTATGTGTTTTTCTAGGATTGCCGCATAAAGGACATTCTGGGTTACCACAATCCATAGCATGATGCTTGGCAAACTTATGTGGCTCAATATTAGTAACACCTGCAGCTTTTGCAATTTTTACTTGCTTTTTAATTGCAACTTCTTCTTGATGCAATCGTTTGCTATGCTTGATTTTATCTTCTTCGGTACTCATGATTAAGTTTTTGGTTTTTCTTCGGAAAATGAAGGTTCAACAGTTTTGTCGACAATTTCTCTTTTATCTTGTTCAAAATATACAGGATGATATTCGTACTTAAATAGTTTTACAGGTTTCCAATATTTTTCTATTAAGTTATTTACTATAATTACACCAATTACTATAACTAGAAACCCCAAAGTTACTAGAATACTCGCCGACATAAAAATAGCTGCAGATTCCATACTCATTTACGTGTCCTCTTTTTTATTGTTGTTTTTTCTTCTACCCAAGTAGAGCTAATCATCTTATCATATTCTTTTTCAGTTATTTCCTTGTAGGAATGTTCTGCTACTGAATCTAATGACTTCTCGAAGTCAAGTAGTGATTTTAGATTAAAGCCTCGAGCAGGTACTTTGAAACGAAAACCATCGACCAGCTTTACGCTGATCTGATAGTATGCGTCTCGTTGCACCTTTTCAGTTTGTTTGATTTTCGTCGATTGCATCTTTATGCTGCTCTAAAAAATTATCATATGCACGTGGTTCCATATAATAACTAAGTACTTCAAGCAATGCTTTTCTTAAAGTTAAATTACTATCCCCACGACTAATTTCAAATGCTTCTTGCAATTCGTCGATAAGGATTGTATCAACTTGTTCATAAGTAAGTTCAAAAGTTTTCATTGTTTCTCCACACAAAATAAATGAGCATCTAGACCACGATCTTTTAAAGTTTTAGATAAGTCTCGGCATTCTTGATATGTTTTAAACTGAGCCAAATTTATGAATTTAATTTCACTCGGTGTAGTGTTAAACATTAAAGCGATGACTAATGACCACATATTACTTAGGCATCATCAATGCGTTGAAGTTGCTAGGTACAACAATGGTTTGTACTCGACCGTTCTTAATACCTTCGGAGATATTCAACATAGCCTGAGCTTGCATAAACTGAATAGATGCACCTGAGTTATTAGCTAATGCTGCCATTCTCCGACTTTCAGCTTCAGCAGTCTTTACTTCAACTTCTTTCTGTTTCAATTCGTTTTTGCTACGAACTAGGGCATTAGCACTCTCAACTACTGTGTCTGACGGCAACACATTACGAATCAATACCTGACTAATAGTAATACTGCCGTCGAGTTTTTCTTCTGTAAGATTACGGACGATTTCTTCTTTGATAAAACTTTCCATGTCACTGCGATTGTCTGCCATATCAAGTGCTTCATACTTACGAGCAGCTTTGTAAATAGCATTACGAGCATTTTGCACCACATAATTGTACATCACATAGGTGTCGCCTTTGAACTCTGCGTGGAAAGCTTTGTTCTTAGTAGAATATAACTCTGCTACATTTTGTGGATTGATATTGTAAACAACTACAGCATCTAGATCCTTCATTGTACTATTGTCCTTGGCAACAGGTGTCATATTTTCAAGCACTACATTGACGTCCTTAATGGGGAATGTCAACACATCACCAATCATAGTTTGATTAAATGAGCCAGGCAATAATTCGCCGGATTTGATCTGTCGGTCAAAGCCAATTCGTACACCTACCTCACCAGTTTCAATACGAGTACAACCTGTAGACAAAATTGCTGCGGCAATAATGGAAAGAGCCAAAAAACGTTTCATTATGTTTCCTTAAAATAAAATAACAATCAACATCAACAGCACTATTGCTGTGAATGAACACAATACACTATATCCAATCAATTTAGTCAATGTCCATTTGTCTTTTCCAGACAAATCTCTATAACCCTTGATTCCAAAATAACAAATACCAAATGCAATAAAAAATGCCAATATAATTTTAATCACAGTGTAATTCCTTTGTCCAATGTATAACAAAACTATCTCGGTCTTTAGTGTGTCTAAACCAAAATGCAGTGGGATCGACATAGTATCGTAGACCGGGTTCTGCAATCTTTACGGTTTGTCCCACAATGCTTTTGACTCTGTGACCCGCTGGTCCAAATGTCTGTTCAGCCCAGACCATCATGTCTGCACCATGTTGCATTCTTATTGGCAACAATGGTCTCACAGTGTGATATGGTTCGTTGTACAAGGACCTTGTTTGGCATAGTAAATTGTAATCTGGTGTCATTGATAACTCCATATCATTGTGGCATTGTCTTGGATGAATTTTTTTGACCAT